AGGAACTGCTCTTGTTGTTGTATTTTTTCTATACGTTTTGCTGCCGCAGGACTTTCAGCACCGCCTTTTAACTTTTCAATTTCTTTGTTCATTTTGCCAGTGTAGTATTCCATGAAACGTTGTAGGAATGTCATTGGGTCACCAACTTGTTCACCGCTACGAACATTGTTATTAATAAAAGGTTTGATGTATTTTGCAAATTCTGCTTGTAATACTTGATCCATTTTAGTTCCTGCTTTATTAGCAGTTGCTCTACCTTGATCAATAATTGTTTTAATTGACGCATAACCTTTTGGTGTTAATGTTGCCACTCCACTTACGTCTTTGTAATCAGCATCATCAAACCAAACGTTTGCACTTTGATTTAATCCACGCACACTATATCCAAAGTTAGCACTCATATCAGCAAGTGTTTCACCTGTATATTCAGTGTGGAATATAATACCAATTTTTGCCTTTGCAATACGCTGACCAATTTTACTGTTTGTCGGAACTGCGTATGTAATAAGTTGTGGTGTAAATGTGTAACAGTTTTCGCCTGCTACTTCTTCTTCACTTACGTTTCCTGGCCCGAATAAAAAGTCACCTTGTACTACTGTACCTATACCTAACTCAGGTAATAACTTTAAAGCCAACGATAATTTTTCTGCTAGTGACGGAGCATGTCCATACCATTCTTTAATTTGTGCAGGAGTCTTAGCCGCTTTGTTTTCTGTCTTTCCAAACACTGCTTTTGTTCCTACAAAGAACTTGCCATCTGCTGGATCTACTCCGCAAACAACTGCCGGTGCACCGTCCCACTTAACTGTTACTTTACCTTCAGGACTTCCACCTTTTAGCATACCTGCTACTGAATCTAAATAATCAAATGCTCTGCCAGCACCTTTGAACCCTTCGTTAAAAACCAAGTCTTCAATATGTTCCATGTGAAGATTCTTAGCACCAGCGGCTTCATTTAAGATTTTCCAACTATGATAGTAACGTGTCCATTGTACTATTTCATTAACTATCATTGTGTTTTACCTTCATCGCGAGCTTTTTGTGTTAAAATACCTTGAACGTCTTTTGGTGCAGGTTGTTGTTGGGCATCTACCCACATAGCACCTACCCATGTAAATTTACCATTCTCTCCTGTATCGTATGTTGTACCAGTTTTTGGCTTTGCATTTACATCAGTTGGATTTCCTGACCCTTTTTCAACAAACTTACCAAATGTCTTATCAACTGTTTGCTTTATATTAGGATCAATTGTTTTACTTAATCGTACTAACATTTGAAATCCAGCAAATGGTGTCTTTGGTTTTAGATAGTAATTAATACTTGCTAGTGCAATTATTGATTTAGCCATTTGACTGATATTGCCATCGTTGATTGTAATTGATTTTGTTTTTATCATTCTATCAACTGTCTTATCAAAGATATGTTCAAACCATTGATTAAATGCTTTTAACGGCTGTGCATCAAATGCTTCTGCATTTTGATCCATAACCTTTTCAAAGTTATCTATAGACTTGGTATACATGCCTTTAGCCTTAACTGCTAATTGCTTGATCTCTTTTTCGTTGGCTTTATCTTTGTCGCTTGGGCCAAACAAGCCAAATAACTCATCTAATCTCATTACTTTAATCTCTTTAATCCGTTGGTGAACTTGGTACTGTCCTGTCTCTTAATTGCCAATAAAAGTTTTCTTTCCATGTCCTCTGCAATTTGATTATCGTAACTATTACGAATCATGTCTATCAAATTCGTGGCACTGGCAATTAAATGCTGGGCACGAGATTCGATTAAATGTACACGGTCTTTTTCTATTGCAATACTATCTAGTTCTTCTAATAGTTTGCGTGTTATACGTTGCACTTTAAAAATCTCCATGGGTTGTATGTTATTTATATAGAAAAATGAATTAATTTTGTTAAATAGGAACAGCAATGAGGAGCGATTACATGGTACAATTCAACAATAAAATTATGGCCGAGTTCAATCCACCCCGTAAATGGACACTAGGTAGAGATTTATCATACACTACATCAGAACTAACAGTAGATGAAATTAAAGCACTAAAAGGTGTAGGTGTAAAAGTTAAAAGAGAAACAAACAAAACAGAAACTATTACGGTACCAGCAGGATTTGTTACAGACTTAGCATCAGTACCAAGAGCAATGTGGTGGTTAATTGCACCATTTGATGTTGCAAGAGCAGCAATTATACATGACTTGTTATACAAATCAATAAGACAATACCGTTGGAAGAAGAAAGACAAACAAGATAGCGAACTCGTCAAGGCGGCAAAAATTGCATCAGATAAAGTTTTCTTACTAGGCATGCGAGATGCAGACCCAAAAATTCCAGGATATAAAATTTACTTGTCTTGGAAAGCAGTAGATTTATTTGGTAACGGTAGTATAAAGCCTAACGAAAATAATATTTAATTATTTGTCTTAAGTCCTTTTAACATATCTTGTAACTTATTACTTTGTACTGTAGCTCTTACTTTGGGTTGATCTTCATTTGAGTCATCATCTTTTACTCTGTTAACACTATTAGTTGGATTAAAGTTTCCGGGTGATTGTACTTCAGCCTCATCACCTAAATCTCTAATACGCAAACTGTTAATATCAAACTCTAAATCAACCTTTTGTCCTACACCGCTACTACTTCTAGTTTTCATAAACTGTATTTGATATCTACCACGTTCACGCATTGCCCTACTTGTAAAAATACCAATAACATTATCAGCAGTATTAATTTTACTAATACCACCTGCAATGTGCGAATGGTCAAATTCAATTTCTTCAACTGCCGCTCTGTTTAACTGCGAAGCAGTTACCATAATAATATTAAACTCTCTTGCTAAGTTACGCAGTTCTTCACTAACATACTTGTCTTTAATAAACTGATCGTTTGGCGATACTTTAGCACTAACTGGCATTAACAAGTCTAAGTAATCAACACATATAAAATCAATTTGTTTTCCTGTTTGTATTTGTAACTCTTTTAAATATGCTCGCATATCGTTAATGTTACTTTGTGCTGGCATATATTTTATTCTTAAACTTCCTGCTTTTTTACTAGTCATTCCTAGTTTCATTTCAAGTGTGTCAATATCTTTAAAAATATCTTTACTTGGAATATCTGTAACCATACTATCTAATCGCATAGCACATAAGCCTTCACTAAGTTCAAGTGTTACATAAACTCCTGTAAGTCCGGCTAATGCCCAGTTAATAGATAAGTTTTGCATAAACAAACTTTTACCACTACCACTACCACCTGCAAATATGTTAAGTTCACCTTTGTTAAATCCACCAAATAGTTTTCTATCTAATGCAGGCCATCCTGTACTAATTTGTCCATTACCATCTTTCAAACTCATTAGTCGTTCACGTGGATTTTCCCAATACTCAATACCTAAGTCGTTTGTTAAACTAATTTGTACTGCATCTTTAATAAGTTTTTCAACTGGCTCATACTCGCCTTTTTCAATCATATCTGCACTTTTTAAAATAGCACGTTCTAATTCTTGCTTTTTAGTAAACTGCTCAAACTCTGTCATAAACCATTCATAATGTCCATCATTTAAGTTTTCAACTGGCTTTAGTTGCATATTGCATGCCGCATTTACTTGTTCATACGCAGGCATAGTTGCATGATCTGTTGTGTGTTTTTCTATAAACTTTGCCGCTTCTCTTAGACTTCTATCAAAGTTTTCTGCATTAAAAATGTTTTGCACTCTAACAAATGTTTGTGCATCATTCAACATCATTTCTAAAAATAATCTTTGTAAGTCTGTTGTGTAATTAGTTGCCAAGTTTCTTCCTCATCAATTCTATCTTTATTCTACTACTTTGTTTAGTGTTTACAATACTCCATAAAGTATATAACTTTCCATACTTGTCTATTGCATCACTAACATCTTTTACATCATCGTCCCAATCTGGGTATGCTACATTCCATCTATATTCTAATGCCGCATCTACTAACTTTTTTCCTGCTTCATCTTTGTCAGGTACAACTATAACTTCCTTTGCTAAGTTATCAATAATGTCTGCTTGTGTTTCACTAATAGTGTTACTTAATACTGCAACACCGCCAATTTTTAGTGCATCAAATGGACCTTCAACTACAATAACAAACTTGTTTTCTTTGTCTTGTGCTTCTGTGTTATACACATATCCAGGTTCCATAGCATTAAAATACTTTGGACTAACATCTTGATCTATAGCACGACCACAAAATCCTATTGTTTGTCCTTTCCAATTAAACGGAATAATAAGTCTACGATTCATGTTTGCCGCTCGACTAGGACTCCACATAAGGTTATCTAAGTTGTCTTCTAATCCTCTACTTAGTGCGTACTCGGCAGTTCTGTTTGCAAAATCTTGTGTACCATCATGTAACCAATCCATTATGCTTTTACTGTCTTGTGGCAATTGCCTAGTTTTAAAAACTACTTCTTCTTTTACTTCTTTAACTGGATTAAGTATCTCATAATCTTGCTTTATGCGAAGTGCTTCTATAACAAGTCCGCGTATTTCTGCTTCTTCGGCACCTAACCATTCTAACAGTTGACGAAACTTAAATCCTACCGGTAATCCAGGAGCCCAACCAGTTTTAAAACCACAATTAAAGCAATGATAACTTGCACTACCATCACCATTCATAATGGTACCTGCACGTCCTTTAGTGTCCGCTCTTCTTTCACCATTGTGTACACAACATGGCCCACTGAAACTAGTCCATTCACTTGGACTGCTTCTCTTGTCAGAGGGTAGATGTGCTACCAATACATCTTGTATATTGTTTTGCATAATAATTCATTATAACACAGAGTTACGGGCGATACAAGACTTTTGTTATAGTTCCTGCAGTTTTTACACTTTTAAATCTAACTGCTGTGTAATTGCCTGTAAAGTTAACTGAAACACTGCCTGATTGTGCAGTATATGTAACCGGGCTTACACCTGCTACGTTTAAATCAACCCAATCACTATTAAGTAATGAACTTGGATCTGCATCTAATGTAACTTGCACTGTAATGGTGCCTGTATAAGCGTCTAAGTAGTACT